GGTGATGGTTTAGGTGGTAATGGTTTAGGTGGTAATGGAATGTTAGCAAACGCTAGAAGTAAAGTACCTGATTTTAGACCTTTTATGACCGGACTGTCGTACCAGCCGTACCAACTTACACCGTTGTCTTTCCAACAAAAAGACTACATGCAAGAACTTACCGGAATAATTCAAGCAAATAGTCGAGGTATGTTGACATAATGACTTACTTAAATTTAGTAAACAACGTACTCAGACGTTTACGAGAAGACGAAGTAACTAACGTATCTGAGAGTACGTACAGCAAGATGGTCGGTGACTTTGTAAACGACGCAAAGGATCTCGTAGAGACAGCGTGGGACTGGTCAGCGTTACGTAACACCCTAACGATTACGACGGCTGCTGACGACTACACGTACTCACTGACAGGCAGCGGTGACGAAGGTAAAGTTTTTAGAATTATAAACGACACTTCAAACTGCGAGTTACAGTACCAAACACAAGCGTGGTTTGACAACGAGTTCTTTGTAAACAACCCAGTCTCAGGCGCGCCTAAGTACTTTACTTATAACGGCGTAGACGCTAACGGTGATACACAGATTGATGTGTACCCTAAACCTGACGGCGTTTACTCGTTAAAAGTAAAAGTAGTTTTGCGTAACGTACCTCTGAGTGCTGATGCAGATACGTTGGCTATACCTAGCAGTCCCGTGATTCACATGGCGATTGCGTTGTTAGCTCGTGAGCGTGGTGAAACAGGTGGTACGTCTACCCCTGAGTACTTTACTCTGGCTGATAAATACTTATCTGATGCTATTGCGTTGGATGCTCAGAAGCACCCAGAAGAGACAATCTTCTACACAGCGTAGGATAGATTATGGCACAGCCTTTAAGAAGCATTGATTTAGTTGCTCCTGCGTTTCAGGGAATCAATACAGAAGATTCTCCTCTTGCTCAGGATACGTCTTTTGCTGAAGTTGCAGACAACGCTATTATTGACCGACAGGGCCGATTGGCGGCTCGTCAGGGCAACAGCGTTATAACAACCAACAAGACAGTGTTGGGTACTGACTATATCCACAATATTCACGAGTTCTACGACAGTGCTGGTAACGAGGTTATCTTTAGCACTGGCAACAACAAGATTATGACCGGCACTACTACGTTAGTAGATGCTACGCCCGGCTCTTACACAATTAACGCTAATGATTGGAAGATTGTTAACTTTAACGACAAGGCTTACTTTTTCCAGAGGGGCTTTGATCCTCTCGTTTATGATAACAGCACTGGCGTTAGGACATTTACCGTGGCTAATAGCGGTGCAACTAACGCTACGTTTAAGGCAAATGAAGTTCTTGCTGCTTTTGGTAGGCTGTTTATTGCTGGCAACGCAACCAATGACACAGTTATTTACTGGTCTGATTTGTTAGATGGCAACGCGTTTACTGGCGGCTCTAGCGGATCTATTGACGTTGCAAAGGCTTGGCCTAACGGCGCAGACAAAATTGTTGCTTTAGCAGCTCATAACGGTTTTCTTGTTGTGTTTGGCGAACATAGTATTATTGTTTACTCAGGGGCCAGCAGTCCTGCAAGCATGGCAATCAGCGACACTGTATCAGGTGTAGGCTGTATAGATAGAAAAACAGTACAGAGTATTGGTGTTGATTTGTTGTTCTTGAGCGATGATGGTTTACGAAGCCTTGGAAGAGTCATACAAGAAAAATCTCTTCCTATAACAGACGCAAGCCGTAACGTAAAACAAGATTTGATTGCAAAGATAAAAGCTAAGACTAGTCCAGCTACGTCTGTGTACAGTCCTGAAAACTATTTTTACTTACTAGGACTGCCTGACAGTAACCTTATATATTGTTTTGACTTACGAGGTCGTTTGGAAAACGGAGCGTTCCGTGTAACTAAGTGGCCTAGTGTTGACTTCAAGAGTTTTGCTAGAGACCGCAACGGTGACATTTACATTGGTACTGTGGACGGCATCGGTACTTACGACGGGTTTGACGACAACAACTCATCTTACATTTTTCGGTACACAAGTCCGGGTTTGACGTTTGGTGACCCGTCGAAACTAAAACTGCTCAAAAAGATACGGCCTACAATCATTGGCGGTAACGACGCAGACATTATCCTGAGTTGGACGTACGACTTTTCAATTCAGGCTAATACGTCACGCTTTAGAGTTGGCACGTCAACGCCGGGATTTTATGGCGTATCAGAGTACACGGCTGTTGAGTTTACGCTTGGCGATTTGATAAGCCGAAAGTCTCTTAATTGTACGGGTAACGGGTCTGTGGTTTCTGTGGGACTACAAACAGAAGTGAACGGTAGCTCTATATCCCTACAGGAAATGAATGTATTAGCACTAGTGGGTAAAACAGTATGAACAATAATGAAGTTAGGAGGGTATTCTAATGGCACACGCATGGTGGCATCCGATTACTACCGCCGCAGGAAATGTAATCAGTAGTGTAGGACAAGGACTATTGACTGGCGCGCAAAACATTGGTCAAAGTCTGACGGAAAACGCCGGTCAAGTTGCGATGGGTGCTGGTGGTTTGGCTCTTATAAACAAAGCGTACGACGAATTAGGTGGCATAGGCACACAAGCACTTAAAGGTGTTGACCCTATTGCAACCGCAGGCTTACAGCAATCAGCGTTTCGTCCGTTTACTGTTACAACAGGCACAGGCTCTAGTTTTGGAGCAGGTATTCCCGCACCCGGATCGTTCCCGCAGATGACGCAACAAGATCGCATTCAGCAGCTTATGGATTCTCAGGGCATAACCCGTGAGCAGGCCATAGCTAATCAGCAATCCGTACTAATGCGTGGTTTTGACATAAACAATGATGGCTCCGTTAGCAACCAAGAGTTTACGGCGGCTAGAAACGCTGGTCTTACGGGTTTTCCCAGCACAGGATTATTGACTAGTGGAACAGGAACAGCAGCTACAGATAGTGCTGCAGCCCCACAAAATACTTCTTCTGTTGTAAGAGAAGAAACTACACCAACACCGTTTGGTAATTTTACAATAGGTTACGACGCTAATGGAAACGCAGTTACGGTAAACGGTAATCCAATACCCACCCAAGGTACTACCCAAGGTACTACCCAAGGTACTACCCAAGATACTACAGGCGGTAATGCTGCGGCACTAATGGGCGGCATAGGCCCGATGATAAATCCTAATTTACAACTTAAGTTAAGCCCAACAGAAGAGGGTATAACAACATCCGGATTTACTGGCGCTAAAAGTCTTTTAGATGATGTCACAACAGACAGAGCCACTAGAGAGCTGGGTGTGTACAACCGAATAAGGGCTACTCAAGAAGCTGAAGAAGAACGTCAGCGTCTAACTCTTGAAGAAAGACTGGCTAATCAAGGACGCTTAGGCGTACGTACAGCAATGTTCGGTGGCACACCAGAGCAGTTTGCTCTTGCACAGGCTCAAGAGGAAGCGAAGAACAGGGCTTCTCTCATGGCTATACAGCAGGCTCAAGCAGAGCAAGCACAACAAGCTCAACTTGGTACTCAACTGTTAGGTGCTGCTTACATTCCGCAGGCGCAAGCTCTCAACATGTTCCAGGAAGGATTGGCAACATCCGAGTTGGCCCAACGTGGTCAGTTGGCTGGCGCAAGTATGTTTGGTGAAGCTAAGATGTCTGGACTTGAGGCGCTGTTGGGTGCTGGCTTAGGCCAAGCTAACCTGATTGGTGCAGCAGGTACAGGTTTGTTAGGCGGAGCATTAGGTTAAACTGGAGAAAGACAATGGCTAAATTTGGACAAGGGCTTATACAAGGTTTAACCAACCCGCAGTTTCAACAGGGATTGTTTGAGTTAGGTGACCGTATTGCTGAGAGGCGTAGAGACGAGCGTGAGCTACAGGCTATTCAAGGAGCTGCGGCTTTAGGCAACAAAGGCGTTCAGTTTGCCCAAGCAGGTAATGTATCAGGACTTAATGACACTATTAAACAGATGCAAAATCAACTTTCTCAGAAGGGAATAACAGTAGCTCGTGCAAAAGTTATTCAATCACAGATACAGCAGCTACAGGGACTGGTTCCAGAAACTAAAAATATTTCTAGGGACAACTCTGTAAACTCTGCTCTTTCTATTGATGCTCGTTTAAAAAATGAAGACGCGTTACGTAAAGCTATGCCTAATCTTTCTGAAGCTGAGTTTCAACAAGCTGTTCAGAGTTTAAAGGATAATCGAAGTGAGCTTTTGTTAAATCCCCGTGTTGCAGAAAAGTACAACACAAGATCTGCTGCTGTCCGTCGTGCTGACAGAGAAATTTCTGATTTAGCACACGAAGATTACGTTTCTAAAAATAGTAATGCTTTAGAGGCGGCAATCAAAAACAATGACACAGCAGGTGTTCAAAATTTTATTACTAACGCTGGGCCTCGTTACGCTGACGATGCACAAAAATACGTCAGTTTAATTACAGGCAACATTGAAACAATGCAGCGTCTAGAAGAAAACTCTATAGCTAACACTCAAACACCCAACGTGTCAATGTACCAAACTCGGGTTGATGCACTTCCTGAAGGTCAAATAAAAACAATGATTGAATCTACTCTACAAGAGTACAAAAAGGCAGTAAAGTCTGGATGGAACGAAGAAAAACAAGAGTGGGGTACGAGAGAAAGAAAGAATGCAGAGCGTATAGAAAAAAGTCTTAACGCTATGATAAACGGTATAGGTATGAACGACCTTAGCAATCAACTATCTTCTCAACGCGCTAGCAATAGGGAATTAGATTCTCAAATTGACGCACAAGAAGCTATTATAAATCTCCAAGTTCCTACCGAATCTATGCAAAATGAGGCAAGGCTTAGGGCTGCAACTATCAACCGTGGTAGAACAAAACGAGACGCAAGAAATAAAAAGGTAGAGGCTCCTCCAACCGAACAAGAAATTAATGATGCTGCGCGTGTTCTGTTAAGGGACGCACAAACAAATGCAAGATCACAGTTAGAACAGTTAATGCAAGAAAGGTATCCAGATGCGGAACAACCGGAGCAAACCTCTGAACTAGAATCTATGGAAGACAACGGCGGCTACTCAACAAAAATTAATGGGAACGTTACCACAATAAGCATGATAAAGGAAGCCCTTAAAACTCAAAGTGAGCAACAAGTTAAAGATAAATTACGTAGGTCAGGGGCTTCAGAAGAACAACTCGAAACTCTTTTTAGTGGCCTGTAAAGGAGTCAGATAATGTCTAATTGGTTACTAGAAGACCAAAGAGAAAGCACTAATTGGTTGCTAGAAGACCAAAGAGAAAGCACTAATTGGTTGCTTGATACCGCAAAAGAAGACGAAGACTACAGTTCGTTACGGTCTGCTGGCGTAGAGTTTGTTGAATCTGCTATTGGTGTAGGCGACGAGCTTGACGCTGTTGTTCGTGTCCTTAGTGGAGAAGCTAGTAACTACACTGAAGCTATAGGACAAGCCCGATCAGATGTCGAAGCGTTTAAAGCAGACAACCCTAACGCAGCAAGAGCCTTAGCTGTTTCTGGTTTTATTACAGGATTTTTTATACCGGGAATGGGCTTGGCAAAAATATCTCAAGCTGCTTCCAAAGGACAACGAGCAGCTAGGGCCGCTGGCTTTGGTGCGGCTGAGGGTGCAGTGTACGGCTTTCTTCAAGGAGAAGGCGAAGAGGGCAGACTCGCTGGTGCAGCTTTAGGCGCTGCTGGTGGTGGTGTCCTTGGAGGTGCTGCGGGTCGTTACTTAACTAAAGGCGCTGACGAGATAGAGGCTGCTCGAAAAGAGCGACAAAAAGTACAGGGACAAGCTACCCATATTGGAGGTGACGACGGTTTTGTTGACGTTGGTGAAGCATCTGATACATCAGTATCTGCTGTTATGAATAACAGAGATACAAGTTTACAGGCAAGAAAGTCTGGAAAAATCCTTTCTAAAGACGACCCGGATTACGATAAGGTTGAAGTAAACGTAGAGTCAGAAGGCCAAAGCGGACACTTAGGTAATTTATTTTTAGGTACACGTAATTGGTTTGTAAAAAACGTAGGGGAACGTGCGGCACGTTTAGCAGAAGATGCTGAAACTATGACTCGTCACGAACAAAGAGAAATTGATAGAGTTTTTGACGATGATTTTGCCGACGCTGCAAAACTTTTTGAAGAGAGTGATGGATTTAAAAAATTATTTCTTGAGATCAATAAAAGAGTCGGAAAAAAATCTGCTATTACTTGGGAAAAAATAAGCCAAGTTAATCTTTCAGCAGAGCAAAGACAAGCGGCTACAGCTCTTGAACAGCAGGTTAAGTTTTTACAGGAAATGGATTTTATAAAAGCTGGTAAAGGCTTTGATTACTTTCCTACTATTGCTACGGCCCCTGCAGGAATTCTTAAAAAAATCTCCTCTAAAACCGGAAAAGAAACTAAACGTGCTGTAGGAAAAACCGAAGATTACGAAAATCCTGTAATTGCTTTAAAGCAAATGGCTCAAGATATTTCTGCTGCCCGTGCGTTGGCTGCTAGATTTGATATTGATTTAAATAAAATAGAAGTTCCCAAAAGTACAGAAGGTACTAGCAGAGTTAGTCTTGTAATTGATGCTATCGAAAAAGCCGCTAAAGATCAAGGAGCAACTCCAGCCGTTGCTAAGAACTTAGCTAAGGGTTTACGTTCACAAGTAATAGCTTCTCAACAAGGGGCAGCTACTGTTGGTGCTTTAGCACGGCGTTCTATTTCTGCGGCGTTATTAGCTACTCCGTTAAACGCTGTTCTTAACGTAGCTGAAGGAATAACTGCTCCTATTGTACAAAATGGAGTTAATGCTTACGCAAGAACAATACCTAGTATGGTTGTACCTACTATTACTACTATGTTAGAAGAAATTTCAACAGCTCCTTTGTTAGATAAAATAATTCCTAAGATTCAGATAGACGTAAAAGGATGGTTAAACAACCGTCAACTTGGCGTAGATAGAGAATTTATGGGAGAGTTGGCCAACATAGGAAAAAAGGCTTTTAACGAGCAGGCCGATGTTTTACAGATGGTGTCTAAAGGAAAAAGGACTAGTAAACTCTCAGAAAGAGTAACTTCTACAGTAGATAATTTAAATAAATTTCTTTATAAAACTACTGGGGTTTCCACAGTAAACAGAATGGGTCAAGAAATTCTTAGTAACACTGCCATAAAAAGAGGAGCGATGTTAGCTAAGAGTGGTAAAGCTAAAGACCTAGATAAGTTAAGAAAGCACGACGGAATGCGAGGGCTTTCTGAATCAGAGTTTCAGTCTACAGTCAAGGCCCTTGAGGCAGGCGACTTAACTAATCCTTGGTTAATAAACTTTGCTGGAGCTTCTCTAAATAAGTGGCAACCTATTAGTGCGAGTGCGTTACCTAGAGCTTTTCACGACAACCCAAACGGCAGGGTTATGTACAGCATGCTTTCGTACATGAATCGTCAATTTAATAACATTAGAAATGACATTGTACTGAAAGGAGTAGAAGCACAAAAACACGGGCTAAATACAAAAGAAGGTGCAGAAGCTGCAAAAGATGCTATGCGAAATGCTGCTTACTACGTAGGTGCATTTGGTGTTTTTGCTGGGATGTGGGATGACGCAAGAAACACTCTTGATTTTAGTAAAGATAAATACATGGAAGACTTGTTGACTCCCGAAGGAATAACAAGTGCTACTATGAATCAACTAGCTTCTAACGCAACAAGCGGTCTATATAACATGCGCGCGCCACAGTTTGGCGGAGAAGAAATAGACTTAGTTCCTGCTCCGGTTGCTGCTGGAACTAAGCTAGCTAGTGGCACAATAGCAAGCGGGAAAAGATTACTAACAGGAGAAGAACAACCTATGGCTCCTTTGTTGCGAGCAGGTAGAACTTATTTTCCCGGAGTTTCTAATGTAGATCGTATTGTAAGAATGAGATCGGGCGAGCGTCTGTTTTCAGATTACCTTGATTGAGGACTAACCAATGAAAGACAAAGACCACACTGTATCGTACACATCTCTCGCCTATCACAGTATGTGTGAGCGTTCTAAAGATCGCATCAAGAAGATGCAGAAGGAAGGAATACCCACGTCCCATGACCCTAAAGAGAAGCCAGAGGACGTAGGTGGTAACGACAGAGGTTACTCTATCTTCTTTATGTCTTGAGGCCACCACTCAGGCTCATAGGTACACACTACAGTACACGCAGGTAATAACATTAGTACAACTAGTGTAATGCTAAATCTCACAGTTGTTACCTGTGCAAGCTAGCTCCTGACTACCTTCAGTCATATCAGACTCCTCGTTGATGTCCCAGTTGATCTCAGTGGGGAAGTTCTTTACTGCTTCCTTGTAGGTTTTCTTATCAATGGGCTGATAAGGTGCCTGCTGGAATACATGGTCTGAGTAAGGTAAGAAGCTAACACCTGATACCTTATCGAACTTGTTCCATAGCCACTGTCCTACCTCAAGGAACTCGTGGTCACGGTAGTAGCACGTCATCGACGGCTTATGCTCACACCAGTAGTCCTGATACAACTCCCACAAATCTAACTGTTCTATCGCACCCATAGCTGAGGCTGTCACAGCACCCTCTGGTGAGGCGATAGGGAAGCTGAATACCTTGGTACTAGCGTTGTGTACATCTGTCTCTACAGGGACACCAGCAGCCTCTAGGACAGCACAAAGAGGGTCACGAGAATCTGCTCGTACTGTTCGTATATACTGCTCGCTATAACGAGGATGGATCCCACTAGCACTGTCAACCAACTGGCTAACAGTACCGCTAGGCTTAATTGCAGTAATTGCTGTAGAGGGATTAATGTTAAGTCTCTCAGCCCACCGCTTGTTAGTCTCAATTGCTTCCTCTCGCATTTCTGTGAGCCATTTCCTAAGCTTTGCATTGTCACCTCGTCCGGATAGTAAATGGTGATCCATGATACCTGTTAGTGATACACCTAGTAAAGCTTCTTCCTCTGTGTTTGTCTTCCATATATTCCTTAAGTATCTGAAGTCTGTAAGGGTAGCTTGTAGAGTTCCAAGGATAGCCGCAATGCGTACCTTTCGTTTGAGGCTAGAGAGCGTATCGTCTGGCCTGACAACAACCTCTGATAGATTGCAGAACTGGTTGGGTCTGAGGATGATCTCACTACATGGATTAGTTCCAAAAGCGTAGGTAGCATCTCGTCTGCCATTCTTTTCAGCTTGCTTTTGACTAGCAATTCTGCTGAAGAAACCTCGTTCTCCTGAGTAGGATTCATATAAACTTTTCCATTCTTCTAGGTAAGCAATAAAGTCAGGCTTCTCTGTGTAGCAAGCAGAGTTGTTAGACAATGCACGTTGTGGGTTAGCATGATACCACTCACCTGTCTTGGCCCTACGTAGTCTGTCGTCTGACAGGTTAGACAGTGATATTAGTGCTGATCGTCTTACTCCTCCTACTACTACGACTTGTGCGATCTTGCAGCAAAGATCGTGGCATTCAAGTGACGTAAGTTTTCGTCCAGCAGATCCTTGAAACAACCCGGACGTGAACTTGAATAATTCGACGAGAGGTTCTGAACCACTTGCACGACCTCCAAAAGTTTTAAGTGTGGCACCTGCAGGTCGTACTCGGCTAACGTCCCATTGGGGAATTTGACCTGAATAAAGAAGTGATACCAACTCCCTAAACGATTTCGCCCATCCGATTTTCGAATCTGCAACATTAATAACTGTGTCTGTTTCATGGAACTTCTCCGCAACTTCAGGCAGCTTGGCTATGTACTGTCGCTCAACACTGAAACCTACACCAGTACCACACATGAGTACGTACATCATCTCATCGAATGCTTTAGGGTGGTCTATAGGTAGGTAGCTACAGTTAAACCCTGCTACGTTGTCACGGTCTAGTGCTTCTCCTGCTGTCATCAACGCTCTCATGCTAGGCATAACGTCTAAATCATGTATAGCCTTGAAGATGTCAGATACTTCAAAGTCATTTAAGTCTGCTTTGTCTACCCAGTAGTTAACATAACGATTAACTGTCTCCTCCCAAGTCTCACGTCGTTGCTCTTCTGCGTTGTAACGTGCGTAACGTGACTTGTGTATATACTGTTGGTAAGCATCCATCTAATCTATTACTCCTGTTATTCCTAGTGTCTCGTTTATTATCGCGTGTGCTGCCATGTTTAGAAGCATGTACACACCGTCTGGGTACTGTTCGTTAGCGGCTATCTCAAACACCTCACCGTCTTTGTACATTACGACAGCTACCTTAACTTCTTTTCCTTCCTGTTCGTACTCAAGCGCCTTAACTGAAAAGACCGAGAGGAACTCAGACGTAGAAATATCTTCCTCTTTTTTTCCGAAGTTACCCTCAACTATCTTCATGAGGCTACCTCTTTTATCAACCACTCTAAGTAGACCTTGGCTTTCTTGAGGTCTTCTAAACCGTTCTTGTATTCGTAGCGCCAGAGGTACTTCAAGCAGTTACCTTTGAGGTAACCCTTGTATTCTTGTGGGTGCATAGAAGCCTTGATAGCTTCGATGGCTTCGATAGCCCCACGGTTGTAGTGGTCTGGCTGGGTGACGGGGTTGTTGACATCTTGAGGGTGGTACAGCTTATTGTACGTTGTTTTACTGGACGTGTTCCACTCCTCGGGCGTTGCTTCATCAATACTCATCTTCATCGTGTTCCTTCTCTTGCTCTTGAAATTCTTCGTAAAAGAACTCTAGGCGTTTAATGAGCTTGTCTTCAAAGCGGTCTAGTATTTCTTCTGCTGATATTTGTAGGGCTTCTAGAAGATCGTCGGGGTCGTACAGCCGCAACAACCGCTCTTTAGTTTCTTCTAGTGTCAGAGACATAATCGACTAATTCCTTGAGCGTACTAGTATCGTACCATTTTATGTTATTTTTGTCACACCACTGAGCCATAGTATTTCTGGTACTTTTACTCACTTTTTGGTTAGGCTTCATAAGTACGAAGATAAGTTCTTGATTGCTTCCAAGGCAGTTAGAGATTGAGCGGTACTTCTGGGTGTCTCCTGCTCTAAAGTATCCTTTACATTCGATGTAATAAGTAACGCCTTGTCTCTCGTACACAAAATCTGGGGTGTACTTTCGCTCGATCCTATATGGAACCTGACACGACTCGTACGTAAAACCAAATGGTTGTAGCTGTTGTGCGACATCTTTTTCAAATCCTGATCTGTACTTACCTAAGTTCGATTTCTGGAACTTGCGGCTCATTGGCCACCTCCACTAAGTAGCGTGGGCCGTTAGCGTAGGCAAAACCTCGAACGTCGGGCCAACAAACTTTTTTGTAAGAGCAGTACGAACAGCCTACTGCCAGTTTTTTGTTACCGCTTTTACCGTCTGCGACAGCTTCGTAACAATGCTCGGGTGGTTCTTCTTGCTGCACAACCTCTTTGATGTGTTCGATACGTTCTTCGATGTCGTAAGAGATTGTGTTGTGAACGAAAGCCTTCGTGTCCTCTGTGTCGTACATCAAGTACGTCAGGTGTCCGTTCTGCTTGTCCATAGCTAACCAACCAAAACGGTTGTCTCTTCCTTCTGAGTGTGCGTAACCCTTAATTTGAGCAACGTATCCAAACGGGTCGTCAAGAGCCATACTTCCGTCCTTGAATTTCTTAAACCCAAAAGTGGACACAGACTTAACATCAGTGACGACACCGTCAATTTTACAGTCCATAGACCCTGTAATACCCGAAACTTCACACTTCTTTTGTTCATCAGTAACCTCGTGTCCCGCTAGTTTTGTTAAAAATAACAGAAGCTCTTCGATCAAGTGACCGTACATAAACTTGACGTAAGTATTCGGTGACAGTTCTTCTGCTACGTCTGGGTTGTTGACTGCGTTCCACAAGTAACGATCCTTGCGTCCGATGTTGGACATACGCAGGGTACGTCCGTCCCTTTTCTCAGTGAACAGGCTAGTCATCAGACTCTTACAGTTTTCCCCGAACTGTTCTATCTCGTCGTACAAATCAACACCTTCGGCTGGCTCTTTATCAGCCACCGTCTTGTATATGTCTTGTACCAGTGTGTGTATGTTCATTCTTCATGCTCCACCCAGCGACACTTACGGGTTTGTCCGTTGAACTCTACTAACTGTACACGTAACAGTTTCTGTTCTTCTGTGCGTGAGTGGCCGTACCGTGTATCAGTGTTCTTAGATTTTACATCAATGAACACAGGCACCCCGTTCCTGAGAGCAACTAAATCGATAGCTCCGGTGCATCCAGCGTTACGGAAGACTTCGTAACCTTCGTCCCACAACCAAGTTGTCACATAGAACTCAGCTATGTCTCCCAAACGACTCGTATCTGTTATCTTCTCACTCATCATGGAACTCCTTTAGAAAGTTAGACAGCGATGTTAGTTTATCTTGTGTCAAAGCGTGTAACTTACCCCAACCCAAATCTGTTATTGTATCTTCACTCAACAAGTCTTCACGTTTCGCAAAACCCTTTATATCATAAGTCGGACACTCACCCACTAGTAACATGTAGTAATCACAGGATTTGTTTTTCTTTTGGAGGCCAGCTATTAGTCTGCCTGTGTGGTATTTGGTAGCTTTGACGTCTATGGTGACTCCGTTGTACGTTAGATCATGCACCTGAATCTCTTCAGTTAAGTCAGGCCACACGTTCAGAGCCTTGGCTGCTGCCAGCTCAGAGGCCATACCTTCGAGATCAGTTTCGTAGTTTGACTGCGGCCCCTTCCTGTTGTTGTGAATGTTTTTATCTCTAGCACCATCAAACCTACGCTGTGCTACGAACTCAGCTATCTGACGCTCACTGTCAGTCAGTGTTACTTCAGTGTGTATCTGCCCATGTAGTTCCAATTTTGAACTCCCCGTCCAACGGACATCTGAGGTTAAACGATACGCCAGCCTCCTTGAGACAGCCGACTGCGAGTTGACCGTAAATCTCTGCTTGTTCTGTAACCACCTCCGATTGAATCTCATCGTGTATGTTTCCTATAAAGCGGTAGTTCAGCTTCTGTTTAGTAGAGGCGTCGTCCAAAAGGAGCAACGCTCGTTTCATTACGATAGCACCTGCGGCCTGTAGTAAAGTGTTTAATGCACTATGCTCGGATCGAACCCAGAGTCTTCGTCCGTCGAGTCCTCGTAGGTAACCTCGCCTAGACGCTTGCCCAACTCTGTCTCGTAGAGCTTCAAGAGCAGGTGTATTTCGAAGAAAGCGGTGCCGAAGAACTCTGCCATCTGATGCAGTTCCTCCGACGATGGTTCCGATTTTAGCGTCTCCGGCTCCGTACAGGAAAGCATATATGAAAGTCTTTGCCTGAGATCTTGTCTGAAGACCCGCAGCAAGTTGATTTCTGGTGTGAATGTCTCCGTCAAGCAGAGCATCTGTAAACTCCTCGTCGCCCATGTAGTGAGCGAGCATCCGTAGTTCTAGTCCGCTAGCGTCAAAGCCTACTAGCCTGTAACCTTCTGGTACGATCCAACACTTACGGCACTCTTCCCCGTACTCTGAACTAGCCGAAGGAACTTGTGCCATGTTGGGCCTCTGGTGTGTCATACGTCCAGTGACAGCACCGTTACTTATCACACGCCCGTGGACCCTGCCATCGTCCTGTAAGTGTTCCAGCCACGAGTTTACTTGTGCGTATCGCTTCTGTAGTAAGAGGTACTCCAAGACTTGAGACGCTTCGGGTACATGATTATTCTCCTTGAGCGATTTCTCATCAACAACGGGCTTACCTGTCGGAGTGAGGCTCGTCCAAACTGCACCCTTAGATGTAAGCCTGTCGGCCACTTGCTGACGCGACCCGACGTTGAATACAGTGACTTTATCCTTGAGCCTCTTACCAGTTTTCTCTGAGCATCTCTCTTCAACAATCGGCGGGAAAATCTCTTGTAGATTATATTCAATTTCATTCATCCGCTCCTTGAACTTAGCGCAGAGCATGTGACACAGACGTTCGTCGAGCAACCATCCGTTCCGTTCTTGTTGGTGCATGAGGTACTGAACGTGGTGTTCTAGTTCGATACACTCCTCTGAGAACCCATCGAGTTCCTGTTGAAGCCTGTTGTACACAGCCTCTGTCAGCTCTACGTCACGTACACAGTAGTCGATCATCTCTGGTGTAAGCTGTGACCAATCCTCGTGGTCGCCCTTGGGGAAGCCCAGAATGTTGCCCCAGTTCCGAAGGGAATGTCCACCAGACCGACTAGGGTTAGCCAAGCGTGACAGTATCAGAGTATCAGTGACCATGCTCCTGTCAAAAGTAAAGTCCCAAAGACGCTCGACCACAGGAACATCAAAGCCAGTTCCGTTGTGGAATACGAACGTAACCGGCGCTTTACGCGATACATACTGTTTGAAATCTTGCTCATTACATATTACCTCGCTCTCTCCGTTGTGGCGGCAGACAGCACACCAGATAACGCTGGGGTTTAGTCCGTCAGTTTCAATGTCACAGAAGACTAGGTTAGTCATCTATTTGGGTTCCTATTTACATACATATCTATAAATTGGTAAACGTCTTTGCTCCTGTACCACTTTTGTTTTCCTTTTACTCGCCATTTACCTGTAGTAGATACGTAATAGTACTTACCTTTAACTAAAAAAATAGCGTCGGTAGTTTCAACATAAGGAAGATGGTTTTCTTCAAACGCTAACATAGCTAAGATTCTATCGCTGTCTGTATTCTTTGGCGGGCCAGCGCCATTATCACTAGCACCCCAGCGATCATATGCTTCACTATATCTTTGCTGTGCCTTAACCAAGGCGCTTTTAAGGTTTTCTATGTCGCTCAAAACTCTGTCTCCCTCGGGTTAGGATTACTGCACTCGTGGATACGACCTGTGAATCTATCGTACCGTAACCAACACGCTGGTCCTGTCTCCCCGGCGTACCGATTCTTCAGTACCCTGACAGACGTAGTGTTGCGTACGGCTGGGTCTTCGGCCTGTTGATTACGTTCCATGCCTATGACTATATCAGATAACTGGGCGATAGACTGAGACCCACGTAAGTCCTGCAGACTGATACGTCCACCGTCCTCGTGGGCTGTTCCCGTGCCTCGCCGTAAGTGGGACACGAGGAACAAGGTGATACCTGTCTCTGCCACCAGTGTTCGCAGCTTGGTCATGATCTCGTCTATAGCTTTCCGTTCGTCCCCGTTCTCTTGAGAAGAAACCACGATTGACAAGTGGTCGAGTACGATATATCTACAGTCGCAGGCTTTTGCCATGTGCCGTACTCTTGAAAGAAGCTCATCGGCTGACGTTGACCCCCAGTGATCGAACAGGTAATAACGTCCAGACCCCATCGTTGCCTCCCAGTGAGGTCTAAGCTCATCAACAGGCGTGTCTTCCTCCATGTGGAGCCTCCTTGATGATGCCACCGACATAATTCCCAGAGCTGTCGTTGCGACATCTTCCTCCAGTGCAAGTACACCGATGTTGGCGTCTGTGCGTTGAAGCAGATCGTACTCAAGCTCTCGGATAAACTGGGACTTTCCCATACCACTACCGCTGGTGATAGTGACAAGTTCGTAGGGTCTGTGGCCTCGTGTGACATCGTTCAACCCCTCCCAAGGGTACGGTACACTCTGTATCTGTCGTTTGTTTACGAGGGCGTTCCACGTATCTGTACCAGCGACGATTCCATCTGGTCTGTAAACCTTCGAGTCCCACCAAGTCTGTGTAAACTCCTGCACCTTGTTGGCCATCAACATTTCGCTGGCGTCCTTCAAGGGCAGCCTACATATCTTAAGTTTGTTGGGGCTGAACAAGTCCTTAATCTGATCTGTGGCTAACTCTCCTGCCTTGTCTTGGTCTAAGCAGATTACCACGTTATCGTAGCCTTCGAGCCACTCTAGTTGTGCCTTGATCTCTTTGGCGGCACTCGATGCTCCAGACCGAAGGGACACTGCGTCCCACTTCTGTCCAAACATCTCGTATACCGACATGGCGTCTAACTCACCTTCGGTGATCGTAATGTACTTACCCTTACCCCTACACTGTCGTTGACCGAATAGCCCTACGTTAGTCATGTCACCAGTACAGAGAAAGTCCTTGGTGTTTACGATGCGACACTTGGTTGCGACTATCTCGCCCGTGTTGACATCGTGATACGGATAGAAATGTTTGGCAATTTTACCATCCGGTGCATAGTCCACCGATACTTGGTATTTTTTCACAGTATTTAGCGATAGCTTCCGGTCATGGATAGAAGCAACCACACCGCCTAACTGTAAGTTACTAGGTGTAGGCACTTGAGATTCCTCCCCTTTTACTCCATGTACGTGGTAACCACAGCCCGGAGTGTAACAGTGGCGGCCACCGTTAGAGTAGACCGCCACGTTATCTTTACTACCGCACTTAGGACATGGTTCCTTGTGTTGGTAGCCACTAGACACAGTTAAAAGTCCACACCTTCTGCGACTTCTTGAGGTGCTTCTTCGATTACACGTATAGCGTTGAGATACGTCGAAGTGCCGTGTTCACCTACGGCTGGGCCGAGGTTGTACAACAAACGGACACGGGAGTTGCGGGGGATTTCACCAGAGTAAGTGTTATCGTTAGCGTCGATGACGCGTAAGTCAAACTTACTGGTAAACTTGCGTTGCTTGAATACCTTGTCCTCTGGCTGGTACTCCTTGATCTTTACACCTTTGGATGCCAGCTCATCAGCTACAGCGTCTTCCATAGTGATAGTAAGTGAATATTTACCAGTACTCTGACCGTTGTACACGTCGTGTTCGGTTACGTTACTGAATGCAACTAAGCCTTCTATAGTATTCATAAGTTTTAATCCCTTGGTTGTTAAACAAAAAGGTTAACCATCTTGCTTGCTAACCTTCGTTAATATTGTACCAGCGATCTGCTGTACTTCTTCAAGATTTATACCGTACTGTGAAATATTACCTGAATTACTTTGGTCAACTTCGATCAGCTCGTCGAGTCCCATTTGAGCCGCCACAGCCACGAAGTTACAACCAAAGCACAGTTGCATGTTGTTATCTATTTCTTCTTCCAGTAAACAATCACACGCTTTACAGTGCATTGCTGTAGTCCCTCCCGAAGAAACCCTCCCACTCACTCTCCAGCTTATTGTAAGACCACTTACGGTAGTAAGCGTAGTGGTCCTGTAGTTTGCTCCCGTCATCCTCGTACACACTAGCGGACCAGTGGGACCACTCGGCCATGTCTGAGAGCATTATCTCGTACTGTGGGTCTATCTCACCTCGTGTAGTTGTCATTTGGTATTTCTCCCTACGCCTTTATCTTCATCACGCCATGTACCGTCACACATATCACGGAACTTGTCAAGTTTTCCTTGGCTGCGTAGCTTCCGTAGCGCCTTGAACTCGATGGCACGGACGGACTCGGGCGATATGCCCAAGACCTCTGCGATTTGCCTGTACGTCATGGGTTTTAGGTTTCCCTGCTCTGTCTCTTTCACAACTCCACTCCCCAGTTATCTGCTACGTGTTTGTAAAACTGCTCTTCTTCGTGGTCTGATTGGCACTCGGAACAGTAACCAGTGTCTTCATCTACCTTATCAACTAACTGGTAGCACCCTTCACACATGCTCGTATTCTTTAGGTACGGTATGCGTGCGTAAGGCCCTGTACGTTCGTACCAGTGGCTGTAGTCGTTAAGGGGGTCGTCAGTAATACTACACGGCATCTTGCTCATCGTCTTTGCTCCTGTTGGTTTTGTTCAATGTATTCAATGTCTCGAAGTTCTAACTCACCTACGATACCGAGTAGAATAACAATGACCACAACGGCAGTCAAGGCTGAGAAATGTTCTGTAATATTCACGGTTTAACCCTCTAAATCTTGGTTGTAGTGATCCGCTATCTCGTGGAAGTTGACGCACGAAATCCAACTGTTGAATATATCTCCCATCAGACCTTGGGTTTCTTGGCCCTCGATAAGCTCGTAGACGAAGCTCTCGACGTCCTCAGCGTCTACCCGCTTCCAACTGTCAGCCTGTAGTCGCCCCAGTGTATCAGCCTCTGAGAGCCACAGAGAAGCCTGCCAAGTTTCAAAGGTTTTCCATCCGTTGTATGTATCGTTGCTCATTTGTTAACCCTCGTTTGGTTTAGTGTTTAGTGTTGCTTCGATGTATCTAGGTTGCACCTAAGCCAAACGAATGTCAACAATTATTTTTGTGTGGATATTACCAACAATAAATAGTTGACAAGCCTAAGCGAGTCTGGCAGGGGGTTTGTCCTGTGTGTGCTGGTGGATGCTGGTGGATGCTGGTGTAGTCCAGAGGGTACTTCTCTGGTCCCCACACTCGTGTTACCTGTGTTACCTTTCGTAACCCTGTGGATAACTCGGGCTTGTGGACAACCTGTGGACAACCTGTGGATAACTTCGGCCTTGGGGGTGGGGTTCTTTAGGGTACCGGGGGCCGGGGTTGGCGCATGTCGTCGCGTGTGGTTGCCACCCAAGTTTGCAAGAGGGTAATTTTAGAAAAAGGGGTAATAATACCTGAATTAACATAAGGGCTAACCCTTTGTTTTAACTCGTGTTTCCTTGGGCGGCCTTAAGGAGACTAAATGGAGTAAAAACTAAAGAAGTAATTAGTATTCTTATGAAATATTACCATAAATAATCCTTGACTTCTAGATAAAAGTATGATATAATATATTCAGATATTAAGTATTACTAGTAAAGGGTTCGTATAGATCCCCTCATCTGTATACTTAAGTTAGGGGACTCATGCGAAAACGTGTAAAACAGACAGGTACTGGATAATGTCAGACGAAGACACCCAAGAACCGCCAAAGAGAGGCCGTGGCCGTCCAAAAAAAGGAGAAATTGTAGCAAAAAAGAAGGGTTCTAGAGGAATCCGAGGTCGTCCAAAGGGCGACGCTGCAATAATTAATGAGTACAAGGCCCGTATGCTGGCTAGTCCTAAGTCAGCCAAAGTTTTAGAAACCATATTTGAAGCTGCACTAGACCACGACCACAAGAATCAAGCTGCTGCGTGGAAACTAGTAATGGATCGTATTCTGCCAGTAGGCGCATTTGAAAAGGAAGTTGTAAAAGATGCAGGGAGAAGTGCAATACAGATCAACATTACTGGCGTTGGAGCTACAGAAGTTTTTACAAGCCCTCAAGAGGGAGAAACTATTGATGGAGAAGCAGTTGATGTCACAGGATAAGGTTGATACAGCACTGAAAGAAGCTCTGGACTACGTTGTACGGGTAGGTGATGCTACTTCTCAGTTAGTTAACGTAGCTGTTTTCTTTGGTGACAACGCTAACGAGTCCGTCTCAGGACGCTCCTACAGGCTCAAGGACAAGTCTAAGGCTTGGGCATGGATGAACTCATCTATTAACTTTGTGTTTGATGACGGTCACTGTGAACGTGCGTACAACAACGATGTTACTAAGGCAGCTAAAACAATGAATGAGGCTAAGCCCAAGAAGAAAACAACTAAAAAGAAATGAAGCACTTTACAGTAGACGAGTTCAACTGTCAACATACAGGTGAAAACCACATGGACCCTGAGTTCATGGAAAAGGTAGATAAACTCAGAGATCACTGTGGTTTTCCTTTTGTTATCACTAGTGGCTACAGGTCACCCCAGCACCCTATAGAAGCAAAGAAAGATGTACCGGGAACTCACGCGCAAGGCATAGCAGCAGACATAAAGATAACTAACTCTGCTCAACGGTACACGATTATAAGAGAGGCTTTAGCAATGGGTTTCGCTGGGGTTGGCGTCGCTAGTGACTTTATTCACGTAGACACACGGGGTTCTGCCCCAGTGATCTGGACATACTAAACACAGTGACTGACTTAAACGTACAGCTACTACCGTGGCAGCAAGAAGTCTACTCTGATCCGACACGGTTTAAGGTAGTTGCTGCAGGACGACGGACAGGAAAGTCCAGACTAGCAGCTTGGATGTTAATTATCAACGCCTTACAGTCCGACAAAGGGCAAGTGTTTTACGTTGCGCCTACTCAGGGACAAGCCCGTGACATTATGTGGCAGACCCTCTTAGAGCTAGGACACCCTGTGATTGCAGGATCACACATCAACAACCTGCAGATCAGGCTGGTCAACGGGGCCATGATTAGTCTCAAAGGAGCCGACAGGCCAGAGACAATGCGTGGTGTGTCCTTGAAGTTTCTCGTGATGGACGAGTACGCAGACATGAAGCCTGACGTATGGGAGCAGATCC